TGGCAACAGAACCAGAGCCGTTTGCAGGATGTAAGTTGGCCCAGCGAGAACTAGAAACGGTTGCTAGTTCACCATTTGAGTATGTGAACGATTCTGTAGCGCGTACTGTTCTTGTCATACTCCACCTGCCGGCAACTTGTACACGTAGGTTGATTCATTGATCGCATTAACGAGAACAAGCATGTCTCTGCCGGAACCACCAACGTTTTCAAGTATGTTGAATCGTCCATAAGTTCCCTGAGCCTGCTTTGTGCTTGGTGTCACTGCATTTGATGCATCAGCACTCACAGTTGACCATACCCACGTACCACTAACAATATTCGCAGGTGGAGTGAGCTTGTATAGTGTTGATCCACTTTCCCATGTGAGAAACGCGCCACTAGCAGCATGCCATACCAAACCCAAACCTTGCGTAGTAGGACCTGATCCACTTACTGCAGCAGGAGTTTGCCAGCCGGTTGTTGCGACGTTATCGAGATCTAGAAATACGATTGAATCAGTGGCAACAAGATGTCCGCCGACATGAACGAAGCACCGCTTTGTTGGGGAAATTGCTGTTCCACCGTAGTACCCACGGTTTAGATACCAGTTATACCCAGTGTGCGTATTTGTTGCGGGGTTGTAACGACTTACTGATGTGTTCGACTGCGCGCCGACGATCCATAGATAACTGGTCGTAGGATCGTACTCGCAGCCACCAGCTTCGAATCCTGAATCAATCGCGTTGCTCGCTCCTTGAGTCCATACAAGAGACGAACTAAGTCTAAATAGACCGGAGTTGGAATTACCATTTGGAGCGTCGCCGACAATAGAACTGATGATGACTTCATTTGTATTATCGCAGTACGCGATCATATTTCGCCCATGAGTCGCGCGCGGCGAGCCGTCATCCATTGCGCTGCCAGTACCGTATGTGTATCGCGTATCTTTCACACGAACCCATGCTGGCGTTGTAACGTTTAGCAGTAATTCGTAAACCTCGTTGCCACTCCAATCGCTATGACCCCCCTGTGCAGGGATCTTCATACTTTGACGAAGCTTGTCGATTACAGCACCACCCCACGCCGACATTACTCCAGCCTGTCCGGTAGATCCATCTGGTAATGGAGTATACGATTGAGACGCAACGTTTCCAGAAGTTGCGATAGTCGCCCATGTCTTATCGGTCATCGATGTGAAATATGCCGGGGCATAAACACCAGTACTTCCTGTCTCACTTGTTCCAGCGGGCGGATAACTAGCTGGAGTAGTGGTTCCAGAGTTCGGTATTGAGTAACCGCCAGGAAAATTAATAGGCGAATCACTACCGATCACTTCGCTGTAGCAAATAAACGTGTCTGAACCAGGCCAGTTGGTTACTGAGTTCGGGTAATTAGTTAATTGCATTCCGGTGTAAAGCTGCGCCCCAGCGCTATCGAGATAGCCGACAGGCGCAATTCCCGCATTCATTCCGCCCATGATTAAAGTCGGTGCGCTACCGTATGGAGCCCCCCAAATCTTGACGATGTCGTTAATTTGATCGACATAGACCTCAATAACATACCAGCCATTTGAAGACAGTCGCGGTGCGCTTTGATAGTTGGTATCAGTTCCGGCCGTATCACTGAGTCCGTGGTAATCGTTGCCGTAACGCTGGCGCAACGTTGCATCGTTCGTAACTGTCGGCGAGCCCGCATCGTAGAAACTCAAGTACTGATAATTCGACAGCGATGGCCACGACAAACTAAAAGCTTCGGCGCCAGCATCCGTGTATCGATACGACTGAAGGAAACCCCCCGCTCGCGGATCGCGGCGAATGACAATTTCGCTTGGTTCGAACGAGCGGTCTGGAGACTGAATGATCGCGAGCTTACCGCCCCACACAGCGGCGCTGCCGTAGTAGAAGTTTCGGTAGACGCTGTCCGCATAAATCGCGAACTGCACGTAAAACTGGTGCTTCGGCGTATTTTTTGTTGTGAGCCCGATACCATCCCAGGTAATCGAATAACCGGAATACGCGCCGCTATTCGCAGCAGCCATGTTCATGCGTAGCGCGCCATTCCCGCTTAATTTGTTAACAGTATCCCAAGCAATGTACGCGGCCGTTCCATTGGTCTGAAACGCGCTTGCGATGAGATCAGTGGCGTTCGTTATTTGCTGAGTTTTAGCTGCGTTCTTATAGGTGAAGTTATTCGAAAAGAACACTCCACTAGCTGCGATTCTCGCTGCCCAATCAGAATCGATACTTGATCCGCCACCCGTGGCTGCGCCACATCGCGCCAATGGTGATAGCATTGGTATCAGCATTAAAAGTGCCTGATCTGCCTCAGACAACGCTGGTCGAAGTGATGTCTACTTGCAAGTCTGCTGTGCCACGCAGAGACCCTGGACGAAATCTTGCGAACACCGCGGAGCCTCTTGCTTCAGTATTCATGCGCTTCGTGAATGCTTGCACGTTCTTATTTCGAGCCGCTACTTTTCGCATATTCAAAGCAGCCTCAATGTGTTTCCAAGTTGCCATTTAGAAGTCCTCTCGAAAAAGACTGGGAGCGGTAAAGCTCCCAGCCAAGTTGCCAAGCCAAATTAATCGCTGTTGATAGAGCCAGCGGCCAACGCATTTGACGTGTCGACCACACCATCAACCGGAGGCGAAGCCGTCAAGTCTCGGGTGTTAGAGCGAACGATTTGGACACCCCAGGTAGACGAGCTGGATACAAGAATCCAGTCGCCAGCTTGTAAGATATCCGAAGCGTCATTGAAGTAGCCCGAACCGTCGACAGTCGTCAACGCATCCGTGGTGGCATAGGTGAAAATGGTTGGCGCATTCGAGTTCTGCGGGCCAACTCGATGCAGTTTTGTACGATCGTAAGACATTGAGAAATACCTCTGAAAAGAAAAATTGTTGAAGCTGAGACGGCCGAAGCCGTCTCAGCCTGAAGCGGATTAGGCTTCGTACGATTGGACTTCCACAACGCCGTTCGGATCGATAACCGTCGAGCCTGCCTTCAACACACCTTGCGAGAGGTACGCATACCGCTCAGGAATGAAGTCGACACGAGTCGAGATGTCGATACCTCGGGCCAAGCCGACAGCAGCCTTGTCGTATGCGAAGCACAGACGGATGCTGGTCGAACCGGTAGGCAAACCGCCTTCAGCGCGGTCTTCAAGCACAATCCAGTTAAAGCCAAAGCAGGTCTTGCCTTGCAGCGTGCCGCCATTTTCCGCGAGGGCCTTCATGCTCTGGTAGTCAGACGAAGTCACTTCGATTTCTGCCAGCGCGCCTTCCATACCGATTGCGTTCACGACGATCGTGTGCTGAGTTGCATCTGCTTGCTTCGCCGTCAAATAGCGCTTTGCACGACGGAGCTTGGTCGCATTGATAGGGCTGTTCGTGCCGCCGAGATCTTCGTCCACCGTGCCCGCGATGCTGGTAGCAGCGTCGAGTGCGTCGATGATGAGCTGGTCTTCAGCGCGGCCAAGAGCCTTTGCATTCGACTCGGCAAGCGCTGCGCGCTCGTCGACAGTCGTTTCCGCTTGATCGAACAAGTCGGTGTAGTCACCAATGCGCCAGTTGGACAACGTCGCCGGCAATTTGGTGTGAGTGTAATCGGCTGGCGTAATCAGCTCGGCAGAGCTGTGCTGCGAAGCAACTTGCGAACCGAAACGACGGAAGCTGTACGATTGACCCGTAACGCCGCTCTTGACCATAACGGTTGGAGCGAGGCGGCTGGAGCCTTGGTAGGCCATTTTCACAGCAGTATCGTAGGAGTAGATCGCCGCATTTGTGCTGGCGGAAGGAGTACCGCCGAGATTGATAGACATGGTTGGACCTCAAAAGAGAATTGAATGGATTTATAGTTTTCGGGATTTCCACCCTATTCGCGATCGATTGGGGTCCCGCTCTTGGTAGACCGGCCCTTTCTCTCACTCATGCACGTATCGGATGCACCTACGCCAGTATCACATCGGCTCTTTCGAGGTCCCGACAGATTGACTGGAATCTTTCGATTTCTCGGTGGCACTCTTCCGAATGCCACCTGAAAATCAAAGGCTACTGATTCGCCGCTGACTGGTGGTAAGCCAGGTTCGCTGCTTCGACTTTCTTGCGGTACTCTTGGTCGACCATGTAAAGCAGTCGGCCATTCGCATCGCGCTTCTCCATCATCGCCTTCACGCCGTCGAGGCCAGTAGGCTGCGCAGCCATCACATCGGCGCCGGGCTTCGGCAAAGTTACTTGGCGCGTCTTGTTGATCGCCGCCTCAATCACTTTGAAAGCTGCCGCCGCGGTGCGCCCCGAGGTTGCTTCGCGAAGTGCTGCGTACTCCTCGGCCGCCAAGTTGGCTTTCGCCCAACCTGCGATCGCATTGATGCGGTCGTCTGCGTTCGGGCCGAGTTCTTGCTTCACTACGTTCAAGTCTACGACCTGCGCTGCTTCGTACTGTGAAAGCATGCCGATCAATTCTTGGTAGCCTTCCTGGCTAAGTTGACTCTTGTTCGCCCAGGCTTGGAACTCATTAAGCAATGGATGATCGTTTACGAGTTCTAGGCCGATGCCATCAGGCATCTTGAATTCATACTTGCCGTCTTTCGGGGCGCCAACGAATGCGCCAAAGCGCTTCGCTAATTCTGGATACGCTTGCGCTTGCGCTTCCACTGTCTTGTACTTGTCAGCTAAGTACCAGGAAGGCATCTCGCCCTTACCGGGTGTGCCGTCCGCATAAAACCACGTTGCTTCAGCCGGAGGCGTTGCCGGTGCTGTTGCCGGTGTTTGCTCTGCCGCTGCTGCAGCTGGTGCTGCGTCGTTTGCCGGCATGAGTGATTCTGTCGTTGCAGCTGCAGGGGCGGCTGCCGTTACGGTGGCTGCTGGCGCTGCGGCTGCAGGTGTGGCTTCTGCCGCTGCAGGTGTCGTTGCTTCAGTTGTCATTTCAATTTTCCTTCGTTCTGTGCGAACTCTATCTGTTCATGGATGCCCTCGACAAAGTCTCGAAGGGCGTTGTGTGCCGCATAAACTTGCAAAGACGAGTCTGCGGCGATGCGACGGCGCCGCAGTGTCTTATCCCAAATGGAAAGTAACTCTCGGCATCGCGCATCTTCCTTGAACACGAGATAAAGTCTCGCGACATCAAGCGCCTTCTGGCGCTGCATTTCCCTGCTGGCTGACGGCAATGAATCTCGCGCGTCGCCATCCATCCAACTAACTTCTCCGGACATCGACTACGCTCCTGGCGGTGGCGCCTCTGCAGTTTGCTGCGGGTTCTGGGCTTGCATTTGTGACTGCATCACAAGCGCGGCGCGCTGTTGCATTTCCTGCTTGTACTGATCGCGCTCGCCTTCGTCACGAATCAGTTCCTCCGGTACGCCCTTCATTCGGGCGATCCAACGAGGAATCTCTTCGAGCTTCAAGTTAAGCTCCAAGTTCTGCGGACCGGATCCTTGCGACAGCATGACTGTCTCTTGGAGGGCCATCACATCTTCTGCCTTCTGTGACTTACTGAATGGCGATGTGTACGAAACAACCACTTGTCGGCCATCAACTTTGAAGGGAGCCATCAAGCCTTTCTTTTGCAGGATGAATACGCCGCGCGCGATGATCTTGAACAATAGCTCGGACTGGATACGCCCGAACTCGCCGTTCATCGCCCACGAACGATTACGATCGGAGATGCTAATCTCGGTGGCACTCTTGACTGCGCCTTCACTTGGCTCCGGGCCGATCATCGTGCGGCGCACGCGCTGGCGCAGGCCGTCCATTATCGCTTCGGTGATCTGGAAGTTACCGCCCACATCTAAGGTGCGCAACGACGGTGAACCATTGTCATTGGACGCTACAGGGATAATCGTGTTTGGCGTCAGTGTTGCCGTATAGGGGTTCAGAACCCCATCGCTCACACCGGTCATCGGTGGCGCGACGTTCAGCGCGGCATGGCGCAAAACAAATTCTTGCATGCGATCGAGGGTCTTCGCATCGGGCAAAGCCAGCAATACGCGGCCTCGTCCAAACGTTTCGCCGGTTAGCTTGGTTGCCCGAGCCACAATGCCAGGGCAGCTTTGGCCGTAGTCATAGCGCCATACGATCTTTTTTTCGGCTGCTTCAACTACTACACCATAGTAATGCTTGTTCGTTGGATTGTAAAGCTCCATCTGAACAAAATCGAATTCTTTATCTGGATCAGCCTTATAGGCGTCCTGCACAGAGGCCGATAAGTCTTCGAGCAGCATGCCTTCGTACAAACGAAGCACATTGCGCGCTTTGACTTTGCGGCACATGAACTTCGACTCAACCGAACCGTCGGGGCCTTCTTCGATCTCGATCGCCGATAGCGGCACCGATGAAAACTGGAAGGGGTGATCACGATCGCCTTCGTCGAAGTTGATGGCACATGTGCCGATCATCAAGTCAAGCGCGGCTTCGCCGATCACAGTGTTAAAGTTGCTGCCGTTCAAAAAGCCAAAGAATGTTTCCGTTGCTTTCTGCAGGCCGTCTAAAATCTCGGGGGTGATTGCGTCCTTCGGGATCGCAGGACCAGGAGATAGCTCAGCCCAGCGTGTCCAAGAAGGAAACAATAAAGCTACCGTCGTGTTCGCCGCCGTGTATGCTGCTTCTTGTAACGTCGAATCGTACAAGAATTGTTTTTGCTGGCCTTCCGTTTGCCACGAAAAATCTTC